GATGATAAAGAATTTCCAACCGTTTCTGGTTGCCCAAAGCCTTTAACATTGCCGCTCCTTGCGTAATAGCCAGATTTTTCATTTTCTTCCTCCTTTAACTCCTTCTAATTTAGCATAAAATTCAATAGATTGGGAGTTATAGAACAACTAAGAGCTATATAGACTTTAGCCTTTAGTCACATCGGCTATATTGCTGTTGCCTTTCCCCGGCGAATATAATAAAATTGCCGTAAACCAAAGAGGAGGACAAGGACATGAAAATGAAGAACCTGGCCCTGGCACAGGTACGTCGGGGCGAACGCTTCACCCTCGACGGCGTGGAGTTTGTGAAGCTGGAGGACAACCTGGACACCGCCTTTGCGGTGGCCGCCGACACGCTGCCGGAGTGCTGCCAGTTCGAGGATGACGACGCCGAGCGTGAGGACCACAACAACTACGCGGGCAGCCTCCTTTCCAAAACCGTGGAGCGCTGGCTGCGGGACAAGCACCCGGCCATCTTCTCCGCCGTGATGGAGCGACCCATCGACCTGACCACCATGGACGGCATGACGGACTACGGCAAGCCCCTGACCGTCGTGCGGGCGCTGACCATTGACGAGTACCGCAAGCACCGCAGCATCCTGCCGCTGACCTCCAAGCCCTATTGGCTGGCAACAGGCTGGACAACCAACAGCTCCCCGTTCTCGAATGACTACTACGCGTACAACATCGTCACCGGCGGCACCGTGAACAACAGCAGCGTGTACAACGCCAGCTTCGCGCCGCGTCCCGCTTTGTATCTGAAATCCTCTATCCTTGTATCGGTTGAGACCGAGGGCGAGGGCAAGGCGCTGGCCGATTACAGCGACACGGACCTTATCGACGAGCTGTACCGCCGCAGGAGAAGCACCTATGACCCGGACTGAACGGCGGAGGCGGCAGCAGCGCCGCCGCAGGGCCGCGATGCAGAGAGCCGCCTGCCTGGCGCTGGCCCTTTTGGCCGTGGTTGCGGCGTTCGCCTGGAGCGGGCGTCCTCAAGAGCTGGAGACACCAGAGGCCACCGTGCCGGTGACGGTAACGGCGCTTCCAGCGGAGACGCCCACGCTGGAACCCATCACGCTGGAGTTTGAGGACCAGGAGGCCATCGACGCGATGGAGGCGTCCAAGGTAGCCCTGGCAAAGATGGTGTGGGGCGAGGCACGGGGCTGCTCCACCACGGAACAGGCGGCCACGATCTGGTGCGTGCTGAACCGCTACGACAGCGGGGACCGCTTCTGGGCCGACACGGTGGAGGGCATCACGACCCAGCCCTGCCAGTTCTACGGCTACGACCCCAGCAACCCGGTGGACCCGGACATCCTGGCCCTGGTGGAGGATGTGCTGGCCCGCTGGATGGCCGAGAAGGAGTGCGTGGGCAGCGTGGGCCGGGTGCTGCCGAAGGAGTACCTGTACTTCACCGGAGACGGCGTACACAACTACTTCACCACGGAATGGCAAGGCGGGCAGACATGGGACTGGTCCCTGGAAAGCCCGTATGAGGGGTGAGAAATTTGGAGCAGATCACTATTTTCGACTTAATGGAACAGCACAGCGATTTTCCGTGTGATGACTGCGTATTTGATAAATGCAACTGCTGCTCACACATTGAGAACGAGGAGTGCTATTGCGTTAGAGGCAGTTTTCAGATTAAGCACAGCCAGGTGATTTGCCCCAAGTGCGGACGAGAAATGGAGGTCCGCCAAAGCGACTTTGGCAGCGACTTTGCCGTATGCCGGTGCGGCCTCAACAAGATTTTCAACAACCAGGGCAACCGGCCAAGCGCTCTGGAGCTGTTTCTGCAAGGGAGGCTTGTTGGACAATGAACCGACTACAAGAGCGGCGGATGGCGCTGGGTCTGACCCAGCCGCAGGTGTCCGCCAGACTGAAAGAAACGGAACCCAGGGCTGACGTGGGCATGGTAAGCCGGTACGAGAAGGGCGTATGCCTGCCGACAGCGGACCAGCTCAAGGCCCTGGAGAATGTCCTGGGAGCGCCCAGGACGGAACTCTACGACGCGGAGGACCTGGACCTGCTGGGGGCGCTGCCGACAGCAGAGAGCCACAGCGAGGCCAGCGAGACGGAGACCGCGCCGCCCACCGCACCCACCGGGCGCTTCCGCAAGTGTTACCGCATCAGCCGCGAGTTCGCGGCAAGCCTGCCGGACGACCTGCTCCAGGTGTGCGGGTATTCGTCCTGGCAAAGCTGGCATGACGCAGCCCTCAAGCGGCTGTTAGGAGAATATGCGGCCCGGAAACGGGCCACCAAAAAGGAGGATAAAACCGCATGAGTGACCAGTTGGACAAGAAAAGCATCCTTGAGATGTCAATGGGTGCAATCCTGGAGCGCGTGGACTATGAGATGGGCAAGGTGATGGAAAACATCCTGGACCCCCAACACCAAGGCCACCGCCAAGCGCAAAATCTCCGTGACCCTGGAGCTTATCCCCAGCGCGGACCGCCGGACCATCACGGTGCAGAGCACGGCCAAGTGCTCCCTGACCCCGACGGACCCCGTGACCACGAGCCTCTACATCACCAACGCACCCAGCACCGGTGAGCTGCTGGTGGCCGAAATGGTGCCCCAGGTCCCCGGCCAGTTAGCCCTCGACGGTGAGGAGCAGGACCACCCCAAAATTTTGAAGTTCAAACGCCAGGCATAACGCCACGATCTGAAAGGAGTATTCATCATGCTGAAAGAATTTGCCCAGTACCTCGTGTCCCTCAAGGACAACAAGACCTACGACATCCACGGCGACACCTACTCTGACCACGACCTGGTCCGTATCAAGCCACACATTGACCGCCCTGCCAACCTCTCCGTCTCCGGCCTGGACAGCATCGTGAAGCTGGTCCGCAACGAGCTGGATATGTTCGAGAACCTGCCCGTGTTCATCCGCGTGGACGATGCCCGCACGGTCTCCGTGTTCACCACCTACGACGACATGATGTGCCGCGACAGCCTCTATACCGCGAAATGCGACGTTCCGGGCTTCCGTGACGGCTTCCGGGAGTATGAGCAGGCCATCATTGAGTTGCGGAGCAAGTTCTCCCCCGGCCCCGGCGTGGATTACCTGCTGGACCTGCTCTCCCGCATGAGCAAGGACAGCGGTGTGACCACCCGCGACAACGGCGTGAGCCAGGAAGTGGAGGCCCGCCAGGGCGTCTCCCTCAAGGCGCTGGTGCAGGTCAAGCCCCGCGTGGCCCTGCGCCCCTTCCGCACCTTCCTGGAGGTGGAACAGCCGGTGAGCGAGTTCCTGCTGCGCCTGGACGATGACGGCAACGTGGGCCTGTTCGAGGCTGACGGCGGGATGTGGCAGCAGACGGCCAGGGCCAGCATCGCGGCCTACTTCGAGGACAAGCTGGCCCAGGAGGTTAAGGACGGCAAAATCGTCGTGATGATGTGATGCAGCCGCAGGTCATCATCTGCAAGGACCGGGCGGAATGGCTGGAGGCCCGCAAGGATGGGCTGGGGGCGTCTGACGCCGCCGCCCTCCTGGGCCTCTCCCCCTGGAAAACCAACGTGCAGCTCTGGGAGGAGAAGTGCGGGCTGGTCATCCCGGAGGACATCGGGGACAAGCCCTATGTGCGCTACGGCAACGACGCGGAGCCGCTGCTGCGCTCCTTCTTCGCCCTGGACCACCCGGAATACCGGGTGAGCTTCACCCCCTACAAGATCATCAAACACCAGGACCTGCCCTTCATCACCTGCACCCCGGACGGGGAGCTGGAGGAAACCGCCACCGGGCGGCTGGGCGGCCTGGAGATCAAAACCACGGAAATTCTCTCCTCCACCGGCTGGACCCATTGGAAGGGGCGCATCCCCACGGAGTATTACGCCCAGGTGTGCCAGCAGATGCTTGCCGCCGGGTGGCAGTTCGTGGAACTGCTGGCCCAGATCAAATATACCACGGCGGAGGGTGAGGACCGGAAAGAGACCCGGCACTACAAAATCGAACGGGCGGATGCCGAGGACGACATCGCCATCATCCGGCGGGAGGCGGTCCCCTTCTGGTGCTGCGTGGAGCAGCGGCAGAAACCAAACCTCAAGCTCCCGCCTATCTGAACAGGAGGACAACATGAGCATGGAATTTGTGATGGGCAACAGCCTGGAGACTTTGCCCAAGACGATAGACTTCAACTTTGAGGAGCTGAAAGGCCAGCTTGCGGAGAGCCTGGCGCTGTACACCGGCCTGGTGGTAACAGAGGACGGCATCAAGGGTGCCAAGGAGGACCGCGCCAAGCTGAACAAGCTGCGGGAGGCCCTGGAGAACAAGCGCAAGGAGGTCAAGCGCGAGTGCATGGCCCCGTACACCGACTTCGAGGCCAAGGTGAAGGAACTGGTGGGCCTTATTGACCAGCCCATCGCCGCCATCGACGTGCAGCTCAAGGAGTACGAGGAGAAGCGCCGGGCAGACAAGCGGGCCGCTATCCTGGAAATTTACGAGGAGACCGTGGGCGAGCTGCGGGCGCTGCTCCCCTTTGAGAAGCTGTGGCAGGACACCTGGTACAACACCAGCGTGACCATGAAGAAGGTCCGGGAGGCCATCGTCGCGGCGGAGGACAAGGCCGCGTCCGATCTGGAGGTCCTGGCTACCGTGGAGAGCGAGTTTGCCGAGGCCGTCAAGATCAAGTACCTGGAGCACCTGGACCTGAACGAGGCCCTGATGGAGCGCTCCCGCCTCCAGGAGCGGGCCAAGCGCCTGCGGGAATACGAGGCCCAGCGGGCCGCCCAGGCCGCCAACCTGGCAGAGGAACAGCGCGAGGCAGAGGCGACGCGGGGCGCAGAGCAGACCCCGGACCCCGCTGCCAATGCGGCCCAGGCCGGGACCTGGGAACCCGGCGGCGGTGAGGCTGTTGAGGAGACCATCTACCTGCTGCGCTTTGAGTGCCAGGTGACAAAGGACCAGGCGGCGGAGCTTTCCCGCTGGCTGAAAGAACGGAACATTTCGTATAGGAGGATTTAATCATGGCCGTGAACAATTCTTTGCAGAGCCGCAGCGGCGGCAAGCCCAAGTTCAGCGTGGCTATCCAGACGCCGATGTACCAGAAGCTCGTGAACGACACCCTGGGAGACCCGGACCGCGCCCGGCGCTTCGTGGCTGCCATCAGCTCCGCCGTGGCCGTAAACCCGTCCCTCCAGGAGTGCGACGCCGGGACGGTGCTGACCGCCGCCCTGCTGGGCGAGAGCCTGAACCTGTCCCCCTCCCCGCAGCTCGGCCAGTATTACATGGTCCCCTACAAGGACAAGAAGCGCGGCACCGTGGCCCAGTTCCAGCTCGGCTACAAGGGCTACATCCAGCTTGCAGAGCGCAGCGGCCAATACCTGGACATCGACGCGTTTCCCGTGGTGGAGGGCGAGTACAGAGGCCGGGACCGCTTCACCCGCCGCCCCATCCTGGAGTTCCTGGAGGACGACGGAGACCGGGAGAGCCGCCCCGTGGTGGGCTACTACGCCTACTTCGAGCTGAACAACGGCTTCCGCAAGGTGCTGTACTGGAGCAAGGACAAGATGCTGGCCCACGCGGACCGCTACTCCCAGGCGTTCCACCTGGAGGCCCGCGAGGCCCAGGACCCCCGGTACAGCCGCGTGTCCTACGCCGACTTCGTGGCGGGCAATTACCCCAAAGGCGACGAGTGGAAGTATTCCTCCTTCTGGTACAAGGATTTCGACGGGATGGCCTGCAAGACGATGCTGCGCCAGCTTATCAGCAAGTGGGGCATCATGTCCATTGACCTCCAGAAAGCCCTTGCAAGCGACGAAGCGGCCATCGGCACCGACGGGAGCAAGAATTACCTGGATGCACCCGAAAACGCGCCAGAGGCCCTTCCAGAGGCCAACCCGGAGACCGGGGAGGTCATTGAACACAGCAGCAATACCGCGCCGGAGCTGCCCGACGGCATCTTCGAGGATGCAACGGGGCAGCAGGCGCTTGCGTAAGGAGGCATCCGTATGCCCAAGACCAACGAGAAAGACGCCTATTTCTTCTCCCACGACTGCAACGCCCGCAACGACCCCAAAATCCTGGCCCTCCGCTCCGTCTACGGGGCGGAGGGGTACGGGGTGTACTTCATGCTGGTGGAGATACTCCGGGAACAGCCGGAGTACCGGCTGTCCGTGAACAAGTACATCTGGAATACACTTGCTATGCAAATGCAGGTGGAAGCATCCCACCTTGAGCAGATCATCACAGACTGCTGCACAGAGTTTGCAGAAAACGGCAGCACGCTTTTGGTGAACGACGGCGAGTATCTTTACTCCGCTTCCCTTCTCCGACGCATGGGGAAGGTGGACGACATCTCCAACCTCCGCCGGGAGGCGGCGCAAAAACGCTGGAAAAATCAGCCTTGCAAGGCCGACGACGGCAGCGGAGCATCCACAAGTAATGCAAATGCAGAGCAAACCGATGCAAATAAAAGAAAAGCAAAGCAGAGTAAAGAAAAGCAAAGCAAAGTAGAGGAAAAGAAAGCAAAGGAAACTATCTTTGCGGACTTCGCCTCCGGCGACGCTGACCTGCTTTCCGCTCTGCAAGACTTCGAGGCGATGCGGAACAGGATCAAAAAGCCGATGACGGACCAGGCCAAGAAGCGCCTGGTCACGGAACTGGAGAAGCTGGCCCCCGGAGACCGGGATGTCCAGATCGCCATTCTGCACCAGAGTGAGGACCACTGCTGGGCAGGCGTGTTCGCCCTCAAGGACGACAGGTCCTACCAGCCCAGCCGCAGCGGCAGACCCCAGCAGGCCAGCACGGGCGAGAAGATGGACGCCCTGCGAGACCTGCACGACGAGTTCAGCGGCCTATGACCAGGGCGGAAGTGACGGAAATCTTCGCGGTGCTGATGATGGCCTATCCAAACGCGGAGATGTTCAAGGCCCCGGACAAGGACAGCCTAAAGGCAAAGCTGGCCCCGACCATCACGCTCTGGACCACCTGCCTGCGGGACATCGACTTCTGGGCGGCCCAGCAAGCAGTCATCCGGGTGTGCCAGACCTGCAAATTCCCTCCGACCATCGCGGAGATGCGGGAGGCGGCGGAGGCCGTTCTGCACGAGGTCAGGTCGGAAATCAGCAACGCCTACCTGATGGCCCGCAGCGAGCTGCAACTGGCCCGGCTGACTGGCCGGACGAAAGAGCAGGCGCTGGAGGGGATGCCCACCAGGACCCAGAAGGTCATCGAGGCCATGGGCGGCATCGACGCGTTCATGCCGCCGGACAAGAAATACTTCGAGATGGAGCGCTTCGAGCAAACCTACGAGACGATGCTGCGGAAGAACCC